GTCTTATAGGGGTCTGAGAATTTTTTTTATAATTTTTTTTAGCTGAGTATATATATAGGCTGAATAAACAATAGGGGTTGACAGCCTTGTATAAAGTCCCATATACTGGTCTGTATTAACTACTATGGAGTGAACTATGACAGAAAAATATTTATGTAGCGCTTATATTTTTTATAAGTGGAATGAGGAAGATACTTTTGATAATGTTCTCGAAAAAGTTGAGAGAGGTGTTAAGGATAAAAATAGTAATTATGAAACTATCCACACCGAAGTTTCTTTTTATTCAAACAAGGTAATACTTTCTAAAACTGAGGGGCCTCTTTCCAAGGAGCTGTCTTACATGGATTTCATTAAAATGATGAACTCGGGTGAAAAAATAGAAGGTAAACTTTATGATTGGGATATTGTCAACTAACTACTATGGAGTAAACTATGAACTTAGTACAAAAGATTGAAGAGTGGCTTGAAGAGGAAGTTTCAGAGAACGAGCAATACCATGATGGTGTAGATTCTGCGGGAGTTTCCTCTACAGATGTAGAACTATTACGGGGTAGACATGAATGTGCCGAGGGTCTGCTAAATCAAATCAAGAAATGGAAAAAGGAGTTGGGCATTGAAACCTCTTAAATTAGTCGAAGGCGAGAAGCCTGAAGTTGAGAAATGGCTTAACAGCGTTTTGAAACAAAGCACCGATACTGAGAGATTGCTGTGGCAGTTAAAAGGTTGGGCCGATAATATGGATGAAGATCATCTGGGCATGGGTGGAGATCTTATAAACGAGTTATATGATTTGTTCTTTACTAATGAACCCAAAATGTTTTTGACCGATAAGCAGTTGTCTGAGATTGCCGAAGCGGGGTGGAAACCTTTATTAGGTAAAACGGGTGTCGCTTGGTTTGGTGGAAAGACACATTCTACTCTGGCTAATCAAGTTCCCGCCGAGGATCTGGAAAACTTTGAAGATCTCAACTTTCTTGTCGTTGCATATCAGAGGGCTAGTCAGGATGGGTAAGAAGTATAACAGCCTTATGACAATAGCCTTTAGTGTCCTTCACGACGAAGAAGATGGGTCTGACATTACTGCACATCATATTAGAGAGCGCTTGACCGAAAGAATAAATTGCGAAGATCAAGAAGTTTGTGAAGCTGTCGGGGTCGGGGTAAAGGAACACCTTAAAGATACTTTTGAAAACGACAAAGAGATAGTAAAGTGTGGCGGGTGTGAACAAACTGCCGAGATTGGGAAAGATAGTTTTTCAAAAGAAGATTGGACCTATTCTTGGATTGATATCCCGCTGTGCGATGATTGTTATACCGAGGTTCGGGTAACGATAGCCGATAGGTTCGGTATTAAGAACTGGTCCCGAATAGATTTATGAAAGGAGGTGAGTAGATATTTTTATATTTAGGTTTATTGGGTGGTTATTATACGGCTCGGAGTATGAGGAATTAGAACAAAGAGCAAATAGCCGTCCCGCAAGGAAAAGACGAAAATAATACCAAGCCCCGTTAAAACTTGACGGGGCTTTTTCTTTGCCTTAATATGGGATATTGTCAATTAACTATAAGGAGTAAAACTATGACAAAAAATACTATTGAATTTAGCGAACAGCCTTTACACGATCCGCTGACACAGCTTTTCATTCAGGACTTCTGCAACAAGTGTAGTGTCGGGGCGGATATGAGCCGAGAACAGTTTAAAAACTTTCTTGAGAAACAAGCGGTCAGGGACGCTCTTAATGATCGTGATATGGATAAGCTTGAGGAGTTGATCGCTGAGGAAAAGAACACTTTAGAAGTTTCTTGACCTATCTCATATAATCTTATATTCTATCGGGGCGGGGTAATTCCGCCCCGTTTTATTTTAACTTAACTACGAGGAAAACTATGAACAAAATTGTAGACAATATTTTAAGCAATGCTTCTGCCAAGGCGGAGCAAAACGAAACTTTTGAGGGCTTCCCGCCGTTAGAGAAATGTTCTTATAACGCCGAGTTCCGCCCGATGTTTTATAACATTACTAAGGACGGGATACCTAATCAGCCGTATCCGATTGAACCAGAAATGGGGCGTGCAATAGTCAGGACTGACAATAACGACATCTTAGGCATTATGAAAAAGCGCTATGCTATCTGTAATAATGAAGATCTTATTGTCCCCGTTCAGGAAGCGCTAGAAGATACGCTCCCAAAAGGCGCAATGAACAATATCAAGTTAATTGAGAATACCGCCGACGGGGGATCTGTTGCGAGGTTCGGTTATCATTTTGAGGGCCTAGGGCATGAGATCCGCCAGTTATCAGGAAGTAAAACTCAATTAAATTTTGTTGTTCGGGTTGTAAATTCTTTTGGCGGTCAAACAGCGATTAGGGTTCAGGCGGGAGCACTTGACTTGTTTTGTACTAATGGCATGACTAGCGATAAAGAGTTAAGCGCTCAGAACTGGGGACATACGGCGGGTTTTAAGCCTGAATATATAAAGCCTTGGTTAACCGAGCAGATAGCCTTTTACGAAACTAAAGTTAAAGTCTGGGAACAATGGGCAAATAGGGAGATAACACCCGAACAAGCGCAAGCCGTTTTAGATGCGAATTATCCCGCTTCGGAAAGTGAGATAGCCCGAGCCGAGAAAAAGGGTTTAGTTGCGGGAGAGATCCAGAGTCGAAAAGCCCGTGCCATGATGGAGCAATTAGACAAGGAATTTCAAAATCGGGGAACTTCTGTCTGGGCTTTATATTCCGCTCTTACCTATTACAGCTCTCACAATTCCGAAACGTTCAAGGTTAAAAATTCCGACAACCGCGATAACGTCGAAAGAACTTTAATTGAGCGAGAGCGGGAAGTATCACGGGTTGAAGCTTCGGAAAGTTTCCAAGAATTAGCCGTGGTTTAAAACGTTCAAAATTAAATCTATTCGGGGCGGGGTTTACAACCCGCCCTTTTTTTGTTTATTATATGGGATAAAGTCAATAACACGGGAGTTTTTAAAAATGGTTTTATTAGTAAATGAATTTTCGACGGGCAAAAAAACAAAAGGGTTAGCCGTCACTTATCGGGCGGGAGTAAACGACAAATTCGGAACGTGTCCCGCCGATTGTAAACTTAATCCAAGTGGGCGCGGGTGCGGAATGAAAGCGATTGATTATGACTATCTCGACGCGATTTATAACAGCGTTCCACGGGGCGGGTTCGCTTTTACGTTTTCTCATTTTAACCCGATCTTATGGTTTAAAGATTATTTCCCCCCTAAGAAATTCGCTACAATAAATTATAGCGCGGATATTTGGAAAGACGTTTTATACTTTTTTAAAAAATGTTCGATCCCCACAGTTTTAACAGTTGCCCAAAATTTTTGGGGTGGATCTAAATCTATTGAGCGGGACGGCGTGCGGGTTGTCCGCTGTCCTGAAGAATACAACCCCGCGGTGAGCTGTGTTAATTGTGGCGGTGAAAAGGGGCCATTGTGCGCCCGATCCGAGCGTAATTATATAATCGGGTTTACAGCGCACGGGGGATCTAAAAACAAAATAAACCGCGGTGAGCGGGGCGGGTGCTATGCTAACGGCGGAAATGTAAACATACATTGGGAGCGATTAAGCCAAAAACAGCAAGACAAAACCGACGCGGAAATATTACGGGAGTTTGTTAAAACTATTCCGCCCCGCCGAATTTTAAGGCATCACATTGCGGGGGATATTGGCAAACAATAAACCCGCCCCACAGCGCCTAAATAAAGCCCGTTCACTCGGGCTTTTTTTTATGGGGCTTGCAAATATGTCTTATATTGTCTTATACTGGCTTAGACGGGCAATACCGCCCGTTTTTAACTATGGAGTTTAAACACTATGAAAACACGATTTGAAAAGAAGCTAATTGAACAAGGTTTTGCGGATACCCGCGCCCCGTCACTTGATAAAGCTTTAACCGATTTACACGGGGCTATCTGTAAATTAGATAATTTTAATATTCGATTGTTGCGGGAGCTATACCCCGAAGCGATACCGCTTGCGCGGAAATTCGTTAAGGTTTACCCGATAGACAATCAACTTAATTGCAAAATTTACGGGAGGTAAAAAATGGAACTACGAGAAGTAAACAAAAACAAAATCGAATATTTCAAGCTTTCCGAAAATTCAAATACTGTATGGTTTATTAATCACTACAACCGCGATGATAAAACGTTTTCAATATCTAAATTCGAAGACGTAAACGCGGAAAGGTTTATCAAAGCCAGTAAAAAAGTTTTTACTGATTTTACATTTTAAGGGGGGCGGACTAGTGAAACTTAACAAATACCAGTTAAAAGCTTTAAAGCGGTTATATGATCGAGAGAAGCCCACCCTTAATATTTATGTCGCGGGTATTCTTAAAGATCGCGTCCCGATTAGTTTTTTAAATTTTCGGCGGGAATGCTTCCCCGAGATCGGCGCCCGTGAAACCGCGTTAATCGTTCATAGGGGCATAACCTACGGGATCGAACCCAACGGCTATATACATACCTAAGCCCCGCAACAGCTCAAACTTAGCCCGCTTCCCGCGGGCTTTTTTTTGTCCGCTATTTTAGAGTTAAACCCGCAACGGCCCGCCGTCCGCTGTTTATCCTAAACCTACCGCCCGCCGTTGAGCAGCTGCCACCCCGCCCCGATCCCGTGCCAGCCGTCCGAGATCCGCGCGCCGTGATCCGCGGGAGTTGGTCCCCGATCCGCGCACCGCGTACCCCGTCCCGCGTGTAAGTTATTTTAAAAATGTAAGTTAATTCGCTGTAAGTTATTTTAGAAATGTAAGTTATTTTTTTAGGGCTAGGGTCCCCCGAATATCGGGTCAAGTTGCGCGGATCGGGTGCAAAAAATCACGAAAAACGGCGCGCGCACCCGTGCTTTTGCTAACGTAAGCTAGGGCCATGTTTTTCACAAATAATCATGTAAAAAATGATATGAATGTTTCACGTGAAACATTGCCTAAATATTGTGCAGAAAAAAGGTTCTTGTTAACTGCCTAAAAAACGTGCATATTAAGGCTGTTTATTAACCATCAACCGAGGTCCGAGAATGAGGAAGCGAAAACTAGGCAAAGCGGGGATACGTTACGAGACACGTGGTCGAAAACCCGCCACCATAAAAACCCCTTTGACACGAAAGCAAGAGCTGTTTGTCCGCGAGCTCGTTAGCCGCGATGGGCAGGTCACGTTACGCGAAGCCGCAGAGAATGCCGGGTATAGTGCAACGAGTGCGCACACACGCGCTTATGAGTTAACGAACCCGAATATCTCGCCACACGTTGTTCATGCGATCAAAGAATATCGTCGGGCTCTGGATGAAAAATATAGTATTACGTTTTCGCGACACGTGAGGGATTTACAGCGTATTCGGGACGAGGCATTACAGAACGGAGCCTTTTCGGCGGCTGTGCAGGCGGAGTATCGACGCGGTCAGGCGCAGGGCGATATATATGTTAATAAATCTGAGATACGACACGGGAGCATAGACAGTATGTCTAAGGAAGAAGTTATGAAAGCATTGCAAGAGATAAAGGAGAGTTATGCCCCAGTCACAATCGACATCACCCCAGAAGAGGATAACGATAGCCGTGAAGAAGGAGAGCGATGTCCTGCTCTGTGATATCCATGGTTGTTTTCATTTTGTTGAGCTCAAGTTTACGACGACGAACAAAGTAGATCTGCGCCCGTCTCAGGTAGCATGGCTCACGAAACACAAACACGCCTCGTGTTGGATATTGATTAAGAAACAGGCAAAGCCATCGGAGCGAGCAGAATTATTTTTGTTTAAGGCGGAAGATGCGATAGATTTGAAGATGGATGGGTTGAAAGATAAAAAGCCGGAGTTTCATTGTATGCAGCCGTTTCGTTGGGATGATATGTTTTTTAAAATCGCAGGGGCCCCCTGATGGATGTTTCGGAGCAGGAGGCCAAGCTTAAACTCAGACTGGCACAATTAGAAAAGCACGAAAGGTGTCAGGAAGATTTTTTAATTTTTGTAAAAAATATGTGGCCGGACTTTATTGCCGGTCGGCACCATAAGATTATTGCCGAGAAGTTAGAGCGTGTGGCGAGTGGTGAGCTGAAGCGTTTGATTATCAATATGGCTCCGAGACATACGAAGTCGGAGTTTGCAAGCTTTTTGTTTCCGGCGTGGATGATGGGCCGTAATCCAAAGATGAAGATTATTCAGGCGACGCACACTACTGAGTTGGCCGTG